ATTAAGTGGAGGCGGCGGGTTCTGCCCCCGCGTGTTGAGATAAAGTTAATTGCATCTTCTACAAGTTTATCTCCTTGTTTATAATAGATGGTGAGAACAAAGAGCAAATCGGCCCATCTATTTCAACTGATCTTAAATAGAATTAGTTGAGTCATTCTATTGCAAAAGGATTTTACATCAAACTTTTGATCCCCTCCTTTATAGGTATCGCAGTCTGTTGTTGCCCTTTTTATTAGGCAGCAAGTGCTAACTGAGTTTCGCCAGTTAAAGCGTTTTAATCGACTTTTAAAGTGGCCTGTCGATCAACCACTACTTGCAAACATAATCTTCTTTATCCAATCGAATCTATTTCGCCCCCTTAGTTTTCTAGTTCCATCAATCTATCATGTAAACTACTAACCATCTTTGTGTGTACCATCTCGTTGATCTTATTAACTTCTTTAACAGCCTCCAAAGATTCTGAATGAATAACATTCATTGTTAGTGAAGCAAATAAAACTGATAATAGACATATAAACAAAAGTCTGTATTTCATGATAATCTTTCTTTTAGGTGGGTTAGTTACTTAACTAATATAAGGAAGGTTATCATAAGTTACACCATTCCATTTTCAATCATATTCATATATTCTTTTTGACTTATCCAAATATCGTCATTTTGATACCTTTTTGACAATAATGAACGAATCTTTTTTCTTCCAACATAACAGGGTTGAAACCTTAAAGATTGTCCAGTAAAATAACATTTCCTATTAAATAGGGAATATTTTAATGTCCATTGTCTATCATGTGTAATTTCAGAAATCATTTTGTATTGGTTCTCTAGTTTTAATATCATACTTAGTACCTGAAGTATATGTTTGTTTTGATAATCTTTTAACTTCTTCCATTAATTTTTTCAGTTCGTCATCATTTACTGGCGAAGTTACGCTATTAACTATATGATTTAGTTTATTGATTTTTTCAAAGAATATCCAATTGAAACCAATTGATAAAACTAATAGACCGACTAACAGAGTTACTATTGGCATACAACATAATGAGCGATGTGTCATAAAATTTCCTTGTTTATCTTGAATCGAATATGGTGTAATATACTTTATCGAGTTATAATAAGGAGGTTCGGCTATGAGTCAATGCGTCAACTGTTCCAAAGAAACAAATAATCCAAAATTTTGCTCAAGATCGTGCGGTGTGTCATACAATAATCGAATAAAACCTAAAAGGATTGCAACAAAAAAATATTTTAAATGCTTATATTGTAAGAAGAAAACTCAATTTTATACTAATAATCCAAGAAAATATTGTTCAAAAAGTTGTCGGATAGTACATAACAGAAATACTTCAGATAGTCTTATAGAAGTGAACGGGTTTGGTAACGGTCATTATCATAATGCAACAATCAGGAAATATTTGATAAGAAAACATGGGAATAATTGTATGCTCTGCGGACAATCTGGAGACAATTGGAACGGTAAATCTATTACACTTATTGTGGATCATATTGATGGAAAGTCCAACAATAATATGCTTAATAATCTCCGTATCGTTTGTCCAAACTGCGATTGCCAATTACCTACTTACAAGGCAAAAAACAAAGGTAATAGTTCCAGATCCTACTTCATTGTTCAGAAATAATACTGCGTTGGGGAGTCGAACCCCCTCTTGCTCAGGTTATAAGCCTGATGCCCACTACCGGCGAGCACACGCAGTTCATATGTTTTATTATACCATCGTCAATCGTCCTGTCAACCCTTGAGAATATTTTTAGTCGTTGTGGTACAATTCCTTTAGAAGTTTAATCTCTGCTTCATGTTTTTTAATATTTTCATACATCTCATTACAACTCACACAAAAATCAGATGAGATATATGCTTTACAATCATGAATCTTATCTTCTATATCACGAATCTTTCTTCTTATTTCTTCGTTTGATGGATTGGTCATTTGATTTTCTCTTTTTCTTTGTTGTTTTTGTGATTTCTGGATTAGCCCAAAAAACCATTTCGTTGCTTGTTTCATCCCAAGCACATTCTACTAGTCCTTTAGCAGCGAGTTTTGCTAATCCCACATTATGAATCCATGTTACAGTATGTTCATAGATCTTTTCGTTGGCATCTTCATTTAGCAAAGGGCGGTCTTTATTATCGAACCCAACACATTCAGTTCTAACAAGATTAATCATTTGTCCGATACTAATAAAATCATCAAGATTTTCTTCATAAGACTGTGAAAGACTTTTAGCCGCAGCCTCACGCATTTCTGTGGCGTATCCTTCAAGATCAGTAATGGCATAAACGTCGCTCATGTTCATACTCTCCAAAAGTAATTTATTAGATATACTTACTTACACCTTTATCTAAATCATCAATTATGTTATCTACCAATTTATTCAAAGTATAATCCATTGAATATTGTCCTCTTGGTAGCCATTTAGTATTATCTCTTAGGCCGGTTTTTATTTGGGGCAACCAATGCTGATATGCCAGAGCATATTCTTTTGGGAAATACATCTTTAAAATAGTATCAATTTTATTAAGATGATCTTCTATATGATCTCTATGAGAATAAAGATTTTGTAGTGCTTCTTTTTGTTGAGGATTTAAACTCATACAGCCTGCTCTTTATGCTTCAATTTAATCAACTTATGCTTGGTTTTCCAAACACCAGTTTCCTTGTTCTGAATATCTCCACCCATATAGATATGAGCAAATCCGGTACTCTTGTCAATGCCCCAAGCAAGGATACCATTCTTATCTACTGATTCAACTACAAACTTGCCCCTATAACCCATAGGGATAAATTCGCCCTTGCTAACAAAATAAGGCCCGCCACCAACCTTGATTCTGTCACCCTTAACAAGTTCACGCCAATTAACATTCTGAATAATCTTTGTGTTTTTGTGTTCCTTACTCTTTGCTTTAAAGACAAAAGGAGTATTACACTTCTTACACATATAAGCACGGGGGCCAGTAGTTTGACCACAATTCTCACAAGTCTTTTGTCCCTTACCCATTTTATTCTTCTCCAGTGCGTTGTTTAAGCCTTACGCTCCAAGTATAACAGGATTATCGGCACTGTCAAGCCGTCACCTTTAAGATTTTCTGCAACCGTCACAAAGTGTGCTAATCCAGCCGCCTTTATTCGGTTTTCCTTTGTTCCCACAAACTTCACAAATTTTATAACTCATCGTTTCAGCCATACTAACCAAACCACGAATGTAATCATTTCCACCAGAATAATAAGCCCTAAGTCCGCCAAATTTTTCTTTAATCTGATCAAATTTGAAATCAATAATTGTTTCATTGTTCCCAGCAATAAGTCTATTTCTATCTTTGATATTCTTATTAAGACTCTCTACTATCTGGCAAATTGAATTTATAAGATCATACCATCCATCTCCGCACTCTATACCCATACTCATACATGACTCTGTAGGAGATTTTAGTCTATTAGAAAAAATTTCTGGATACTTTTCAAAAAGTTGATTTTGTAATTCCTGATCCATTTGGACCATCCTTTATTTCAAGTTTACCTGGACTATAGTGACAAAAATAACTAGCACTAATCTTACGCTTAGTTAATTGAATAGTATCGTCAAAAATTTCAGTATACACATTAATACGATAACGATTTTCCCAAACATTAATAATCTTGGCCATAAGATGATTTTTAGGCTTTTCAACTTGCTTAAACAAGAGGCTTTCAATTTCTAAATCCATTTAAACAGTCTCCGTGTTTGTGTTAGAAGTATCAATACTCAAAGAAATCTTGTTATCAGGCATCTGAATAAAATCAGTAGGGTAATATTCTAGAGTTTCAAAATCAAACACTTGCACATTTTCTTGCCAAGGAAAACTGCCGGGATTATTAATATTATTTGCTCTTTCATAAAGAAAGTTGTATAAATCTAACCAAGTCATATTATTATTCATCTTGCTCTCCTATTGGCACGATCAAGTTTACGAATAGTTTGTGTAGCATTAGCAGGAACCATAACAAGAGAGGGAGCAGTTTTATGTCCCCAATCCATAAATCCAACAGCACGATTTTCGACGCTACAATCCTTACAAATAATTTTGCGACCAGTTTCAATAAGAAACTCGTAGCGATCAACTCCAACACAATTCTTGCAATAAACACAGTTCATGGTATCCTCCGTTTAGCGGATTATACCATAACCATCGGCATTGTCAACTCGTTGCCTTCAATCAAATTTCCAACGCTGTCAATAAAATTTCCATTATCATTACTATAATAAACTGTATTTAATCCTACAGCATTAAGAAGTTTATCACAATTCTCACAAGGCTTACTTCCTAAAATAAGTCCCTTTCTATTAATACGCATAACAACAATAGACCAATTAGGGTCAATGGTATTATACTTATCCATAAGTTTAGAAATAAGACGAGATTCACTATGGTAATATGGATATTCCTTATATTTTTCCAGATTAAAATCTTCACCGATTCTATAAGCACCAGTATGAGTCTTAATCGGGTTGTTTTGGGTGAAACAAATTAGTTTGGTTCCATCAAATGCGGCAGAAAAATGATAACACCGAATTGCCTTGCATGGATTCCAATTGTTATAAGCCTTACGAATTGTTTTATTAATAATCTTCATTTACTTGCCAGCATATACAAACCAATATTAGCAAACGCATAACCCACATAAGTGATCAACATACCATAATTCTTATGGAAGATCAACTGCTCAAACGCCACATACAAATAAATTAAACCTGTCACTAAAATTAGATGATGGCTCATACTGCAACCCCTTTAGTAATTTCTATATGATTTTGTATAGCGTAATCTTTTGCTTTAAGTTCCATATCCACATCAAATTCTAGATTATAGGTATCAAAAGCATTTTCTGAATAATCAGCATGAGCCCTTGGATTATTCCCAACCCTACTCTCACTATAATGAAATAATGGACGAGTTTGCCAAGTGTCAAAGCACATATTAATAGCCTCACACTCTGTCAAATTATTAGGATGACACTTATGATGCAGATAATCAAAACAGATCGGGATGCGAGTAATCGGGTGAAAAATATCTACCAATTCACGCACACTCCAGCAATTAAGTTTGTCATCATTTTCTATGGTGAGCCTTGCCTGACAATTCTCATCCAACTTTTTAAAGTTCTCGTAAAAACGACGACTAATTTCTTCTCTGGTTCCATTGTTGTTATGAACGTGTAAATTCATGGGGGAATTAGTGTCTGCTGGCAAGCCAATTCTGTCAAAAAAACTACTATAGAAGTTCAATTCTGTAATAGTCTTTTCCACAACTTTTGGAGTCAAACTAGACAAACTGTTAAATTCGCTAGGATGACAACTAACACGAACATTACTAGAGATAATAGTTTGTGAGATATTATCAAACTCATCTTGAATCTCATCATGGTTTGGCAAATCTTCTAAACTTACATTAGCCTCGTCATAAGTAATGAGAGGAAAAATATCGCTACTAACACGATAAACATAGTTATTTTGTCCGCAAAACTCAATAGTTTTACGAGTAGTAACAAGATTATTAAGAATCCTATCCCCAAGGATTGTTATGGCTTCTTCTCGCGGCAGAGAATTGAAGCGTTTAAAAGTCATGGTCTGATGACCAATATCCTGCTCTTTAAGTTTGAGCGAGATACAGCATAATCCAAATCTCATAGTTTCCTCATTTTTGGCTAGTATACCACAAGTATCGGCTACAGTCAAGCAAAAACTTTACAGATTTCTTCAACAGAGAGGATTTTTACTAAAGAGTATTCTATGGAAGGAAAATGAAGCTTAAAATTATTTAATGCTTCTTCAGAGGACAAGCCGTCGTGAACCTCATTTATTAAGAGATTCTGTTTTGAAAGATCATTATTCTTATAAACCTGAGCAGTAATATTAAACAGTTTCATTATATGATCCAATCTGATTAAGAAATGACTTGATATCTATTAATTTATTATATTGTATCTCATACCTACTTTGATCATATGTAAAATTATTATTGGTCGTTCCAGCCTTTACTAAAGTAGAAAAATCGAAAAAGTCTTTTTTTGAAATAGCCCCACATATCCATGCGATGGTAAAATCATTTTTTATTCTACTGAAAACATAATAATCTACATCTCTTGCTTTTTGTTCTTCATAAAGTGTTCCAACATAATTATCTAATGGTTTCGTATTACATCCTTGTGCTTTTGAATCAATTGTTATTGAATCAATTATGAAATCTACATTATCATTATCGCTATAATTTAGTTGAGGAAAATACGATCTGATACTGGCTTCTGCTAGATACCCTGTCATTCTTTGACGATCTTTGTTTAATCTATGAGTGCCAGTATTTCCATATCTTTTTTTATAAGACAGATTGCGTTTTTCTGCTTCTTGATAAATTTCTGGAGTTATATTAATTGTTAAGACGCCCATCCCAATGCTTCTCCAATTGTAGGAAATTGTTCTATAAAGATATTCTTACATTCATTAGCGATAATCATGTGTTCTTTTTGAGTTCCATGACCAGAGCGTAATTCAATATAATGAATCCAAGACCTTACTGTGCCACTCATATAAAGCCTAGTAGGAGTTGCTAGTGGCAATATGAATCTTGCACACTCTTTAGCAATACCGTCTGCAATCATGCTATCATATAATGCTTTGGCTCTACCGAAATGCTCACGAATTTTTGTATTCCATTTTGCTCGTATCTCATCGCCCATATCATCTATACTATTTTGTCTATTTTTATTATCTTGACGTCTAAGTTCAAACAATGGAATTTCTTCTGCTAACAATGTTGTATCAGCATAACGCTGGCTAAATTCTTGAAATGTGAAACTTCTATGCCTTAGAATCTGAGCAGCAAGACCTCTGGTTGTATTAATCTCCACAGTCATAAAACTTTGTTCAAATATAGAAAAATGCTTATGGTCTATACAATACTTTAATAGTTTAGCATAGTTCTCATTGTTTTGGTTATTCGGATTACTTACTCTAGCACAATATGCCATTAATTTTTCAGCATCTGGGGTAACACTAATTAGTTTTACTTTACTCATTTATTTATCCTTGTTTTCCCATAATTTGGTTATTTTATCCCACACTGGCTTAAAAAAATAAGCAGTAATTACGCTAGATATTCCCCCAATCACACCATTGGTGACTGCTACAGGGATAACTATACAAGTATATTTGAAATCTTTTTTAGGTTGTTTCTGGTTCATTAGTAGATATATAATTCTGTTGATGTTCAAGCCACTTATTTTCTGTCATATGATTATATATGGCAGTTGCGACTTTACTCACACTAAGAGCAACACCTGTAACATTAGGATCGTCATTCTTACACCAATAATAACTAACACCATTAATGCTATCATCTTTCTCTTTAATAATAGAATAACCCCAAGTTTTAGCCCAACTTTTTACTTCTGTAATTTTAAACATTAACAACCCATTTCATCTGTACGGTTTGGTTTATTACTACTAACTCTATTTTTAGGATCAGTATAGTCTACTTCTTTGTCGTAATGCTTCCACGCAATTTTATGCTTTACTGCAATAATTTCTTTTCTTTGTTTCCAAATCTCTTGTTTTTGATAGTCAATAAGTTTCCATAAATCTTTAATATAATCAAGAACTGGTTCGTTCTTATATCTTGTTAGAATATCATTAATATTAGAGTTATTCATTGGCTCATATTTCAGAGTCATATCATAGTCATCTGGATTCCAATTTGGATCATAAATTTGACTCATTTTTGTAGCCACTCTCTTACATCGTATTCTTTACGATGTTGCCATCCGGCAGCAAATCCTTCCAAATATAATTTTTTCATAACATTAACACTTTGTTTATTTTGACTGATAAAGGAAAGATTCTTACTTACCCATTCATGGTAACTTTTTTCTTCATCACTAAATTCGTCATCAATATTCATTTTAGTTTTCTGTATTTCTCATAAATAGAATTAATGTCTAAAAGGATACGAGGACTTGTGATTCCTATAATGCCAGGATCATCATTATCTGTTATATATGCTTGTAATTCATCATTGATAACTTCTTTAGCATAGCCTTTCTCTAAGATATATTTTTTGGCTTTGGCTAATCCTTTTTTGTTCTTATTTATATATGAGTCAATTTCAGTTTTATATTTCATATTAGAGTCGTACAAAGCATGAGATAGTTCATGTCTTAAAGTTGCACTATTTTGAGCCCCCATAACATAAAAATGATCATTCCTATACTTAAATAAATTAAGAAGTTCAATTTCTTCAGATGTTAATGGGTCAAATAGCCCCTGCTTGAAAGGAAGTAATACTTTGCTTGGAAAATTAAATCCTGTCCAATCATGATGATAAGTATCAGCACCATATTTAACAGAATACCACTGTCTTACCATTCCTAGTGTGAATATTTTACCTCTAAAATCTGGGTTAGGACTTTCATAATGTTCTTGGAAACGAATAAATGTTCGTCCTAATTCTTCTTGAGAATCAGCACTTATCCAGACGCTATTATATGGTTGGCTTTTTATTTTAAGCATTTTCGTATGATGGTTTGTTGTCAGGGTTCATGTACCCATCATAAGCCTGTTCAAGATACTCGACAACCTTTAGTTTCCATAAAGGAATAATATTTTCACTATGTATAGAATCATCCAACATCTCAATCAAACATTGAAGTGTTCTATCAAATCCTATTTCACTGATAAATTGTTTTAATTGGTCATTATTCTTCATGTTAAAATTTTATCTGATTCACTCAACGGAGGGTCTTGTTTAATCTGACCCGAACTGTAGTCCATGTATTTAAAGTTTGCTCTGCAAAGGTCAACAGCGTCGTATACTGCTTGATTAAGAGGAATATGACCCTTGATAGCACGTTCCAAATTTG